ATCCGCTGGCCCATGTTGACGGTAGCGTGGTTCGCTTGGGCTCCCAGAGCCGAACGGAAGGCGGCTTCCGCCATAGGCGCCGCTAGTCCCTGCTTCACCTTATCCAGAATCTGCTTACCGGCCATCATTCCCAGCGGGATAACGGGATGAACGCCCATGACGCCAGACCAGCCGGCTACGCCAACCGCCTGCCCCACGTTGAAGCTTGAGGTCGCCGGATTGGCTGCCCCTACGGCCGTCATCTTGATGTAGTCGGAGGCAAAGCCCTTGCCTACCACGTTGGCCGCGTAGCTCTTGGCCAGCTCGGGGTGCGAAGCCATCAGGGCGCTCGCGTCCCCCACCATCTCGTCATCAATGATGTTGAGCGTCGTCTTGAGCACGTCCTTGCGGACGCCTTCGCCCATGCCCTCTAGCTTGGTCGCCAGGGACTCGCGCGACTTGGCCCAACCCTCCCAGGTTTTGACGGAACGGAACTGCTTCTGAATCTGTCGGTTCAGCGCGGTCACCTCCATGGCTTCCGACGTGCCATTGAACTTTGCCCCCAACTCCGTGTTCATGCGGGCATTGAGCCTGGCGACCGTGGGCGTAGACGCAGCCGCGTCCCTGGTCATCGTGGATACGTCATCCTTGAGCCCCGCAGAGTACCCCTCATAGGCCACCTTACTGGCCCTACGGACGTCCTGGACGCCAGCCGATACGCTGCCGTCACCCTTCTGGAGGATGTCCTGGAGCCCGTGGACCATCTGGTCAACGCCGCTCCGCTCAGCCCCCGCGGCCTTGTTCAGAATTCCCGATTCACGACCCGCGATAGCGGCCACGTCCTCCCTGGAGGAGCCCAGGTACTTCATGACTTTGGCTCCAGCACCCGCGCGCCCAGCGCCGGCACTGGCCACGCGGCCACCCACGAGGTCAATTCCGGCCCCAGCAGCAGCCGAAGCTCCGCCCAGAACACCGCCCGTAAGCCCACCAAACAGGGCCCCATCCATGCCAGACGCAAGGATAGCCTCAGCGGCCAGGGGCTTGTTCTGGATGACCTGGTCAGAGACCGTGTGGGCCATGTTGTTGATGGCGCCCTCGGTAGCTCCCCGGGCCGCCATGCTGATGGTCGGATTGGCGAGCTTCCCCATGATGCCGGCCTCGCCCAGCATCTTCGCCGTGAAGCGCTCTGCAAGCCCACCAGCCTCGCCCATGAGGCCAGCCGGTGTCAGGGCCAGGGCCAGCTTAGAAGCCCCCCTTAGTCCACCCTGGGCCGCCCCACGGGCCGCCAGTGAGCCGCCCCCGGTAAGCAGGGACGGGGCCACCATGCCCGCGACGTCGCCAGCCATGTAAGCGCCGGACTGCTCCGCCGCCTCAAGGTGGTCCTTGTCCACGAGCCCCATCCGGGAAGCCAAGGAGGGTGCTAGGCCAAGCGTGAGACCGCTCGCGAGCCCAGCCGCTGCCTTGCCGCTCGTGCCCCAGTTCTGGTCAACGTAGTCAGAGGCGACCTGGGCCTGTCTCTGGCCTTTGTAGTCGCCCTCGGTGATTGGGGTGAAGCCCGCTTCTCCAGACGTCGCGGCGGCCTGCTCATCCGTAAGCAGGACCGCCTGACCGTTCGGCGCGATAGCGTATTTGTTACTCATCCCTGGGGACCGTACGGCACAACGGGACCCTTACCATAGCCAGGCGGTGTCGCGGGACCTGGGCGACCGGGCCGCTCCAGGTCGTTCAGCTTGCCGCCCGTACTGTTGATGCGGTACAGGGCCTGGGCCACGGGGTTAGCGATGCCTCGGGCCTGGGCGTCAACGTAGGCCTGAAGCGCCTTGCTCTTCATGTCCACGAACGACTTTTGCTGTTGCCACGGCATAGACGGGGAAATCTCCTTGTCCAATCGGCCCTGCTCAGACACGTTGACGGCGCCGCCTGATAGGTCGTGAATATTCTGGTTGATGGCCATTGCCATGTGCTGCTCAAGTCCGCGGATGCTGTCTGCCTTCCACTTGGCCAGCTCTTCGGCCTTGTTCTTGGCGTTCCTCGGGTCACCACCAGTAATCTGATCGTACTGCTTGATGAGGTAGTCGGGCAACCCAACCTTGCGCGCGTAACCAACGAAGTCGTTGGGGTCCCTGCGGCCCGAGGCTTCAAGGTCCTCAATGACCTTCATGCGGGTCTGTAGGGAGCTGATAATTGCGCCCGAGGATGCATTCTTGGCGATGAGCGGGGCTGCGGTAGCAAGCTCCTGGTTGGCCTTCCCAATCTCGTCGTGGAAGTGAACGTTGGGGTCCTTGTGCATGGAGATGGCCTGCTTATAGATGAAGGACCTGGTGGCCTCCTCAAGCTGGTCGCCGCGCACTACGCCCTTGGACACGCCCTTGTTGACGCCCGCTAGCCCACCCGTGTTGAGCAGGGCCACGGTGGTGGGGGCCATCTTGCCGTTTCCTGATGTCGTCGCGAGTCCGGTCTTGCCCAGCTCACCCACGACAGCAGTCGGTTGCGGACCTCCGGCGGACTGGGGGGCGGGGATGCCTCCCAGGGGGGCAATGCCGGAGTTGTACCCGTTGGGGCCGCCCTGCACGGACGCCGCGTCCAGCCTGGGGTCCATCTTCTTTGCGTCAACGTGGATGTTGGCCTTGTAGAACTCCATCTGCGCAGCGGCCTGGCGCACCTTCTGGTCCTCAATGGCGACCTGGGCCTGCTTCTTGGCGATGGGAGACTCGTAGCTCATGGAGATTTGCTGAATCTGCTGAGCTGCGATGCGGTGGGCTTCTGCCCGGGCCAGAAGGTCACCGGCCTGACGGTCGCCTGCAATCTTTTGGTAGCCGGACAGGTTGCTCTGTAGGGCCCCCAGTGTCTGGTTGGCCGCGTGCTGGCGATTCGCCATGTCTCGGTCAATGGCCTGGTTGATGAGCTTCACGCCAATCGTCGGGTCATTGGAGAAGATGGGCATCAGGCTGAACGCAATGGCGCTAACGATGTTGCCAGGGTTCTGCCAAAACTTGCCCTGGTCTGCCAGGTCGTTCGTGTAGTAATTGGCGGCCTCATCAAGGCGCTGCTGGCGAGCCTTGAGGTTGACCTGGTCCTCCTGGGCGCTCTGCTTAGCAGCCGCCGCGGTGGTAATTTCAGACTCGGACTGCTTGGAGTAGAAGTCCGAAAGGGCCTTGGACTGGTCGCCCCTGAGCCCAGCAAGCTCTCCCTCCGCCTGCTCACGGCGCTTGGGGGCATGGATGAACGTCTCGTCGTAGAGCGCAGCTCCGCCCACGGGGGCCTTGCTGTAGCCCTCTTTCCTAAAAAACTCAGCAGCCTGAGGGCTCTCAAAGGGCCGCTCAAAGTTCATCGTCTTCTGGGATACGCCCTCGCCAAAGTCGCGAGCGGTCTGGTTCCCCGGGTCCCCCGGTAGGCTCAGGTCGGCAGGCTCGGGACCCACGGCCGCGGGCTTAGGACCACCGGTACCCTGAATAAAGTCACGCACGGGGGGCGCCGCATCTAGGAGGGCCTGCCCGGCCCCCTGGCGACCGTCGCCGCCGAGCACGTTGACGCCAAACTGGCGCGCCGCAGCCGCAGGACCCTCGTCAAAAGGCACGTCTTTGATGCCTCGGGCGTCGTTGTAAGCCCGAGCCTCAGCAAGCTTTCGCTCCTGCTCAGCTAGCGCATCCTGCTTCGGGTCGCTCATGTCACATCAACCTTCCGTACTGAAGAGCCTGGTTTGCGGATGTTGCCGGAACCCTGTTTGGTGCCGCGGGAGCCGCTGCTGCTGGGGGCTGACCGGCGTTCACCGGAGCCGGTGCCTGAGCGGGCGGGCCCTGGGCGAACTGGAAGCCAGCAAGCGCAGCGTTGGCGGGGTCCTGCATCTCTGCATTCGTGAGCCGGGGCCCAACCTGACCCACGTCCGCCATCTTCCCCTGCTGACCGGCAATGACGCCGTTTGCGTCTGGCATGCTGGCGTAGTTGGTTAGGTTCACGTTGGTCCTGGCGGTGTTCTGCATACCACCGGAGGTGCTGTAGGAACTGCCCATCGGCGCCTCCCTGGCGGTCTGTAGCGGAGCCTGCATGCCGGGGGCCTGGGGAGCGCCGCCTAGACCCGTGAACGTTGAGGACTGGCGACTGGTGCCCTGGAGCCCCTTCGCCGAGTTGACTGCATTCATGCTGGAGAAGCCCATCAGTAACCCCTTCGCGGGGGCGTAGACATCATCCCCCCCAACTCATTACCACCACCCGTCATCATCTTGCCAGCCTTCATCAGGTTCTTTCCAGTGCTCATGTCGGCCGCTAGAACGTCCGACTGATGGTCCGCATCGTCTAGACCCTGGACCGTGCGGTAGCCGCCAATGCTTGCGCCGGCCGCTGCGACGTTGGAGCCCTGCTGTTCCCTGGCCCTCTTGGCCGCATCCTGAACGAAAGGGTCGTGGTCGCCAGGGAGGCTCAGGTCCACGGGGCCCTGGTCCTGCTTGGGTTCACCGGGGAACCAGTCTTTACCGTGCTCCACCTTGCCCGTACGGAGCCACTCTGGCCCCGTGGAGCCATCGTCATAGGACTTGTAGTCGTCAGGAGCCCGAAGCAGCCGGTCCCGCTCCTGGGTCTGGCTCTGAATCGCATTGCCCATCTTGGCGCGGTTCTTATTTTCCTCCTGAAGCTGGTCAGACTCCCTTCCCTGAAGGTACCCGCTGATACCGGTCATGGCCGCCTGGGCCCCCGTGAAAGCAATCTTTTCACGAAGGTTTCGGTTTTGCTGGCCGCGGGTTTCACCATTGCGGATTGCAGAGATGGCGCTCTCCATGTTGGAGTCCTTCTGCATTGAATATCGCGACACGTATCACCTACTGTTGATTCTTGAGTTTATCATGCCGCCAGCTGCGCCGCCCGCGGCGCCGCCGACGGGGCCACCGGCCATGGTCCCGGCTACGGTGAGGCCCGCAGTAATGGCCCCGCCAGCAAGTTGCCTGGCATGGTCCTGACCCTCCTGAGACTTGGCCCTTCGTGCAGCAGCCTCCTGGCTACTTTGCCCCGCCGCAATGGAATTCATCTCCTGGTCATACCCCAGCTGGCGCTGGGCGGGCTCTTGGCTGGCTCCAAAGTATTGGTCGTCGGCCTGTCTCATGGAGACCCCTAGACCGCCCTGGCTGGCAGCTAGGCCCGCATTGCCCAGCTTCCAGTCATCGTTGATGCCCTGGCCAGCCAAAGCGTTTTGGTCCGACTGCTGAACGCGACCGAGGTCTCCTGAGCGAACGTCACCGGCAAGACCGCCGTACCCGGACATGGCCGAGTTGACTTCCTGACTGCGGCCCTGGGCGCCCTGTAGCCCCGCCTGGGACGACTGCATCCCCATCATGCTGGCGCCAGCGCCCTGGGTTCCGTTGAGCCCCGCCAGGCCCCGCGCAGAGCCCATGGCGCCGGCTTGGCCGCCCATGATGTTGTTCATGTCCATGCCCGTCTGGGCATCCGCAGCGCTGGGTGCCTGGCCCATGGCCGCCTGGCGAGCAAGGTCGGTAGCCTGGAGCTGCTGACCCCGCGCCCCCGCCTCACGACCTACAAGAGCTGCGTTTTCGGCGATGGGAGCCCTGTCTTGACGCATGCGGTCAAGACTGAGTCCCATGGCTTCATCATTGGACGCCTGAGCGGCGTCGTTGTTGCCCTCTCCGGCTCGGAAGAAGTCATGGATATCCTTGGCGCCGCCGGCGTACCCGCCCACATCTGCCGCGGGTGGGTTGTTGTATATTCTGCTCTTGGCGTCGTTTAGGTCATCATTGGTGAGTCCACCACTACCGTTCTGTGTGAAGTCCTCCTGACTGGCGTTGCCAAGCTCCGTGTTTGCCGCATCAATCTCGCTCTGAGACCCGCCCCTGCCGCGAATCTCAGCAAGCTTGGCCATGGCATCAGCTTCTCGCTGAGTGCCCTTGGTTCCGTCCGGTAGGTCAATTCTCGGTCCAGCCATCAGCTAGGTCCCCACGTTGAAGCGTCTTTTTGATTGTCCGCCACAGCCTGCTTACGCTTTGTAGCGTCCCACGTTGCGGCGTCCTGGTTTGCGTCGTCCTGAGCGTTCGTGGCATCAAAGGAGTTTCGGGAGTTGATGAAGTCCTCATTGTTCTGTGCGTTGCCGACCTGCCCAAGACCGACAGCGGCCTTGCCCATGCCCAGCTGGTAATCGTCCGCAGCCTTCGCGTTGGCCTGGCCGAACTGGTTGGCCTCCCCCAGAGCCGACTGGTCCTGTGCCCGCGCCTGGCCGGTAAGCGTGCCGTATAGACCTCGCCCCGCCGCCATGTCCTGAGACCGCATCATGCCGGCCCCAGAAAAGGCGTTCTGCTGCATGTTGCTGGTGTTGGCTGCCGCGTTCTGCTGACCGGTAGCAATGGCCGCTGAACCACGCGCTCCCGCAGCGACAGCGGCCTGCTGCTGTGAACCAGCTTGCAGGTTGCGCTGGAGGGACATGACACCAGCGCCCGGGGTGACCCCCATGGCCTGACGCCTAGCCAGCTCAATGGCTCCGGCCTGGTTTCCGTTGGCCCCCGAGGTCTGGTTTGCTACGGCCGTGGCGTCCTGGTCCGCCCCCGGACGACCGTTGGCAGCTTGGCCATTGGCGTAGTTAGCCCCGCCCTGAACCGCCGCCTGCTCAGCGTCGTTGTTTCCAACGCGGGCCAGCCCCTCATCCCGCGCCGCAGCGGCGCCGCCCGGCTTACCTCCGTACTGTGCGGGAGGGGTGTATGCAATATGGGTCGTGGCCATGTTTGGACTCTATCAGGCTTTCTGGGCAGCGGACAGCTTGGGGCTGCCAATCTTGGGGGCAACTTCTGCGACGATACCGAGCACATCCGAACCCTTGCCGTTGCCGCGAGGGTACGTTGCCAGGTCGGAGGGGTCCAGGTCCTGAACCTTGAACCGGATGGCAAGCACCTGCTGCTTGCTGGGCTGTAGCTCCAGCTCCTCAATGACGGTGCTCAACACCTCATTAGGCTGGAATGTGTGCGTCTGTGTGTACGTGTCGGAGTAGTCGTACGCAATGGAAAGCTTCACCGCGTGGTTGCCTCCAGCACGCTTCTTGGCCAGGAACAGCAGGTCACTCACGCGCTGGCGAGCCATAAGGCCCTGCTTTATCCATCCGGTCTCAATGGTGAACGGGGTGAAGTAGGCGGTGTCGTTTGAGTCCACCTGGTCCTGCATGGATACGGAAATGTACCCATCCGCGTACACGAGAACCTCTGTAGGCATGGCTCCAGCCAACCCCCTTAGTGGTTCCTGCACGAACGCTAGACTCTGCTTGGCATGACCCAGTATGCCGGTATAGCCGGTGAGCCGGTGGATGCTCCAGCCTTCGCACGAAGTGTCGTACACAACCGTACAGCCGGGCACGTAGTAGAGCCCGTTGACGTTGTTCTTGTCCGAGGCCAGCGTCCAGTAAATGCGAGCATCGGGGCCCATGGCGGCGCCAGTGGTGTACGGGTTGGCGTTCACCGTATTCTGCACCTTGTCGCCAATCCACTGCACCTTCAGGTTGCGCGTAAGAAGCTCAATGCCCCTCGTGCTTCGGTACATAATCCCATCGGGCGTCACCACCACGCTTCGGTGGTCCACGCATCCGTAGCGACTTGCCAGGGCCTGCGGCGGGCTGAACTCGTTGCCCGTAGGACCGGCTTCACCGGGGCCGTCACCGTCCACCACGAACACCTGGTCACGCTTGAAGATGAACAACCTGCCGTCCATGCTAGCCAGGGCCGTAATGGGGCCCACGCCAGCGTGAACGAAGAAGTTGAACGCGGGATTGAACCAGGCGGCTTCTCCATCAACGAAGAAGCTGCTGTAGTAGACCCTTAGACCCAGGGGGTCGGAGCAGAATAGCCGGTCCTTGTGCTGGCACACAATTCTGGTTGCTGGTGCCGCGTACCTATCGGCCGCAGCATTGGGTGTACCGGGCTGCCGATACATGGTTGCCATGGCCCCAAGGGCCGAGTCGGCCAAGTTGTCGGATACCGTAAGTAGGCCAGTGGTGGGGTCGGCTGAAATCTGCTGTAGGTTATTGACCGAAAAGGCCGAGGTGGCCTGGGTGGCGCACAGGTAGAACTGGGTGCCGCCGCTCTTGGTTCGGTACAGCTCAACGTAGGGGGCAGAGTCTCCCTTGCCGGAGTCCCTGTTGGTAACTCCGTACGGCTGGATGACGACGGTGTTCCTGGTAGCAATGTTCACCACGGGCAGGGGGCCGAACACCCGACTGTAGGTACTGGCGCCGTTGGCATCCACGTGCCGGTACACCGCAACGTATCGGTAGGAGCCGTTGAGGGCACCAACTGAACCAACCTGTAAGTTGAAGAACGGGCTATCCACCATCCCCTGCTCAAATAGGTTTCTTCCATCGTAGGAGTTGAGGCCACCGTGGGATAGGTACGTATTACCGGAGAACGAGGCGCGACCAAAGGCTGTGGCGTCCACGTAAGAGAGCATGTAGAAGTTGACGCTCCCGACCCTCTGGGCGGACTGGGAGGGGACACATACGGAGAAGTTGCGCCCGTCGGCGCCAGCACCTATCTGCTGATACTTGAGGGGAACCAGTGTGACGGAGCCGGGGCTGTATGCACCGGTACCCTTGTACCCGTTCATTGGCTCAAGTACACACGCTACCCGGAAACTGCCAAAGGGAAGCGTTAGGGATGGGTTGTTGGTAAAGAACGGGGTGAAGTTTGTGAGGTTGCTGCTGGTCGGCGTACCCAGCGTGTCGTAGAGGCAAACCAGGACATTTGAAGACAGGTCCTCTGCCCCTCCAGCCTTGGTCATGTGTGCATACCACCTGTTGCCCGCGGCAGAGTAGAATGGTCTGCTAGCCAGGCTCCATCCGTAGTTGTTGCCCACGACCGTAACGGATAGCCCGGTGTCAAAGTAGGCGACCTGGAGGGTAGGTACGTTTCCGCTGCCGAATGTGGGTAGGCCCTGGAATGAGGTCAGGACAACGTCCGTAGCATCCGAGGTGCAGGATAGGAAGGTGCCGGGCTTAGATGACGTCCAGGCCGCGACCACCACCGTTGACGTGACAGTGGGGCTCAGGGCTACGTACTTGGCGGTCGTGGCGCTCTTGGTGCCAAGCCACAGTTTGCCCGTGACTTCGTTCACGTCCATGGAAAAGTAAACGTCAGTAGCGAACGTTACGCTGTCAATCACGTTTCCGTTCACGTCTCGGGCGGATACCACGCAGCCCGTGGTGCCATTGTACACGAGTGACCAGCTACGGCTGACTCCACCCGTAACATCGTAGAGCGCTAGGCCACCCGCAACTTGGTTGATTACGTTGTAGGCGACGATAGAAGCCTCAGAGGCCGGCAGCGCTATGCCGCAGTCAATGACCGCCAGGGAGACGTCTGTTGCGGACGAACCGGGCAGGTTGGTTACGTAGACGTGCAAGTATCTGTCAGATACGAAAGCCATCTGGGCCTCGCGGCCCGAGCCACCGGTACCGGGCCAAGACACCTTTCCAAGCTCGTAAACGGTTTCGGTGCCGGTGAGCCTCTCAATGAGGCACAGTCGGTCACCGCCACCGCCACCGTAGGCCGTTGGCAGACTGTTGATAACATACGCATCAAAGGTGGTGCTGGCAGCAACGGCCTTGACGTTCGGGCCGAAGGCCCCGGCAGAGGTCCTGAGCCCAGACGAGCCCGACACCCTCCCGTCGGTTACATTGAAGTCCATGACGCGCTGCCGAGCGCGAAAGGTGTTCGTCTGGTCCTGCTTGTGCAGGAGTCTGCCACCGTCCGCGATGCACCCCCACCCGTTGATGAAGGGCACAATCTTCTTCACCGCAATCGGGTACGTGCCGCTACCGGAGACGTCCTCCAGGGGGCCGATATACGTCCCGTCGCGCTTCACCCAGGAGCCGGTCTGGTTACAGACCAGGTTCTCCATGGTGGTAATTCCCGACATCAGCTCTGGACGCGAGAACTCGTCAACCCCCTTGCCGAGGTCAATGTTGACGAGCTGCTTCTCAAGAGGAACGGGGGTAATCATGGCTCGTCTCGCAGATAAATGTGGATGGGCTCAACGGCGACTGTCCAGTCAACCGTCTGTGCCAGGGTGGTGCACTGTACGCTCAGTACGAGGTCGTTGCCCACCACCGGGAAGGTGTATGTCATGCCCGCTACCACCAGGGTGTGCTGAACCGTAACGGTAAGATTTGTGGGAGCCCCAGCGTTATCCCTGTAGACGCTCCAGATGGCAATCTCTCGCATGTTGGTCGCCAGAGTAGTTCGGTTCTTTCCGATGACTTTGGTGCGGAACACGCAGAGGCTGTTGTCGGGGATGGGGACCGTCATCAGGACGGTGCTGGCGGTGCCCACGACGGTCACCCGCTTACGCTGGGTGCCGAAGGGGTTACGGGGGAACGCCTGGGTGTCCGTAAGGTCAAGCGTGTTTCCCGTGTCCAGGAAGCTCTGGGAGGGCTCCACGCGGACGATGGCTCTACCTGCCACGTACGACCTCAGGAAGAGGCTGGTGGGCGAGCTGGAGCCGTCATAGACCAGGTTCGGAGGCTGAGTCGGGCTGACACCGCCCACGCGGCAAAACCAGCCAACCACCGACCAGCGTACCTGGCGGGTCTTGAAGCCGTGGGGAAGCTCCACCAGGGCTCCGGTGTCCAGCAGGTCCACCTCAAACTCGGTAGCTTCGGGCTGGGCTGCTGCCTCAAGCTTGTTCAGGCGGGCCGTGAGCTGCCTCAGAGCCTCGCCAATCTTGGCCGGGTCCTTGACGTCCAGGTCCTGCACGCTGGCCGGCTGAGCTACGGCCCGCCGCGTCTTTCCCAGCAGCTGGGTCACGAGACTGACAAACTTCATCAGATGAAAATCCCGTAGCTGGGAGCGTACAGCTCCAAGTTGTTTCCACGAAGGTCCCAGGCCCCAACGCCACCCGTGTAGGGAAGCGTTCGTGCGGCCCAACGGCTCGTGGCCCGCCGCCGAATGACCCTGGGAGGGGTGTCCAGGTTGCGTCCACCGGACGTCTTGATGTCGTCCTCAATCTCGCGCATGAGGCCCTTGTGGGAACCTCCGTCGTCCTGCTGCTTAATCTTGATAGCGTAGGCTAGCCCCTGGACCACCCACTCCTCGTACCCGTTGATACCGTCAAAGCTCTCGGCCCCGGTGACCCAGATGGGGGCGCAGGGCAGGTAGCAGAGCTTCAGGTTCAGCACTGCCTGGGGGGCCTTCAGGGCGTACTCCTCGCTGGGGTTAGTGCGAAGGATGGGACGGAAGAGCCCGTTGCCGTCGTTGCAGTAGAGAGTCTTGACCTTGTAGAAGTCCGGAATCGTGGTTCCCGAGCCCGGCAAGCCGCCCGGCGTTGTGCTCCAGATGGCGCTGGACAGGTCGTAGTTCTGCTGGCCCGCCACGGTGCTGAAGTAGACCGTCTTGATGCCCTCCCCGCCCAAGCCAGAACGCGTGATGTTCAGCCACAGACGGGCCACCAGGGCCGTGGCCTGGAGGTACAGCCAAGCATCGGTGATGTTGGTGTCGTTGACGGCGTCGGCCGCTTCGCGACCACGTCCGATGATTTCGCTAGCCAGTACGGTTCGTGCCATTGCTTACATCCTACCAAAGAAAAGGGGCCCCCGGTTAGACCGGAGGCCCCTGGCCTTACATTGGTGCGTTCAGTAGTCGGACTGACCGCCCCAGCCCATCGCCTCACCGAACGCCTTGAGCGCTGAGGCCTGTTCATGCGGGCTCTTTGCACGGCTGAACATCTTCATCGCAATGTGCTCGGGAGACCCGTCACCCTTCGTGCTCCCGCTGTCGGGGGACGAATCGCTGGAGGGGCCATCGTGGGGGTCCTCTCCATTGTCGTTGTCAGAGTCCATCTCGGCGGGAGAGTCGTCAATCTTGGGCAGCTTTCTACCCGAGCTTTCCTTTCCAAGAGCAGAGCCAGCGGTGCGAGCCATCTCGCCCTCACTGAATCCGTCCAGCTGCCGCTTGTCATCCTCCGGGCCGGGGTTTGTCCCATCCCCGAAGTCCATAGAGAAACCCAGGGCCTTCCCAATCTTACTTTGCTTGGCCATCAGTCCACGATGTTGTCCGCAAAGGTTAGCTGGAGCATAACCAGGGAACCAGCCGGAGGGTCGGCAAGCGCCGTCACCGGCTGACCCGCGGCTCCAGAAACAAGCAGCGGCTGCCAACACTCCACCTGAACGCTGGCGGGACCGGTAGCCGTTGAACGGACGTACGTGCCTGGCACGAACTTCCAGCTCTGCGGAATGGTCCCGGCAGGCGTGTGGGTAATGCCGTCAAGTCCAATGACCTGAGCGCCGCCATCCACAACCTGTAGGGTAAACAGCCCGATGCCCTGGCGCGTGTTGCCCGGGGAAACCATCCCCTTGCCTCGCACCTTGGTCATGGCCGCTGCACCAGCTCCCGTGTACACGGAACGAACCGTAAACTCGGGAGTGATGGCGGCCGCGTTCTGCGCACTAGCAGTACTAGGGGTCGTCATTCAGTCGCTCCTATCACAGACCGAAGTTGACAAGCTTGACGTGCGGACCGGGGTTCTTGCACTTCACGTTGCCGTAGAAGACAAAGCGAACCTCGTACGCGTCCGCATCCGGGCGGCGCATGAAGTCCATGCCGTCAAACTTGTTGAGGTGGGGAGCGGCCTTGAGGCTGAACAGCGAGAACGCGTCCAGCTTGAGAAGCCACGCCTTGTTGCGGGGGCAGAAGGGGTCCGAGAGAATCTCAATCGGGCCAGCCTCGCCGTCAATGCTGATGCCCGAGAAGCTGTGCTTGGCCTTGCCACCGCCATCGTTGTAGATGATTTTGGAGCCTAGGCTCTTCTTCATGTTCGCGATGTCAATGTTGTTGGCCACGAGGACCGAGGGGTAACCGATACCCTGGAACCCGCACTGCGCCGACGCGTCCACAGCCGCGTCCTCCATGGCCCAGCCGGAGTAGTCAATCGCCTGGCCCGAAAGGCGGACCGGGTCAGCTGCGCGAACGAGGCCGAACAGCGGGCTGGGAGCCGTGCCGCCAGCGACGTAGGCGTCAATCCCGGTGATGACGATGTTCGCCGCGCCAGTAACCTGGTCGCCGGAGCGGCACAGGAAGTCCGTAGCCTGGATGTCCGTGATGAGCGTGCTGAGAGCCGCCGAGAACGTGAGGGTACGGTTACGTCGGTCAATGCCGACAACCTTCGCCTTGGCCGCACCACCGACACGAACCGTGGCCGCGGTACCCTGGGCAGAGACGGCCCGAAGGGTCATCCCAAGCTCAAAGTAGTTCATGTTGGCCGTGGTCGCGAGAGTGACCGTAGCCGTCGCCTGGCCAGACAGAATCTGGGACAGCGTAGCGTCGCCCGAGCCGTAGAGGTACGTGCTAAGGACGCTCATCTCCGTGGTAGCAATGCCACGAGTCTCGTTGTCCCAGAGGTCCACAAGGGCCCCCTCGGACTTCACCGCAGACTCAGCCGCCTCGCCCGTAACACGGGCAACGCCGTGATGGGTGACGCGGGTAAGCGCGGAGCGCAGGTAGTTGCCCTGCTGAACGTTCGCCTGGGCCTCGCCCATGTCAGCAGACGAGCCCTGGGGGTTCGCGTTCTGAATGGGCACGTACGCAAGCTCACCGACGAACTCCTCCTCTTTCTTGAGGCGCTTGGTCAGCACGAACATGTCGTTGATGGACTTCGGAAGCTCTCCCTTGGGGTAGAGAACCTTCATCGCAGCCTGGCTGCCAGCAATAGTAGCGGTCATTTTCTATGTAATCTCAAACAGGGTTGTTCAACGTTCGCCAGAGGCCGCAATAGCCGCACGTACTGCGCTCATTGCCATCTCTCGCCGCTCATCGCCGTCCAGGTCAGCCAGTGAGGTACCAAGCGACCTACGCTCAGAACCGGTAGCCGAGATGGGCCGCTTCTTGCCCGTTGCACTTCCTTGGGTGGGACTACCCGCACTAACACTGGACCCGTCCCGGGTCCCAGAGCCCGAAGGTGCCTGCCTGGCACCATTCTTGCTCACACGATTCTTGTACCACTTTTCCGTACGCTCGGCAATGTACTCAGCAATTTCAGCAAAGGTCGCCTCTTGGCCGGTCGCCTTCCGGTACTGCTGGGCAACGGTGTCAGCCTGGGTAATCAGCTCCACCTCGTAGCCCTTGTACAGGCCCACCAGGGAGTCGTGCTTGCTGGCCTCGGACAAGAAATCGCGCTCCACCTGACTGCGGTAGGCGTTCTGCTGATGCTCTTCCTGCTGCCGGCGAGTCTGCTCACGCTGAGCCAGCTCCTGCTTCTGCCACTGCTCCGCGCGGTCTAGGCGGTCCAGAAGCTCACGGTTGGCGCGTCGGGCCTGCCCCTCAGGGGTACCCTCCTGGGCCAGCTCAAGGATGTAGTCCTCGGGGTTGGCGTAACCCGCCTCCCTGGCCAGCAGGGCCGGGTCCTTGCGGCTGCGGTACTGGGCGATGCGGGCCTTCTCGGCCTCCACCTCCTGGCGCTGGCGCTGGGTATCCGCGTAGACGCGGCGAACCTCCTGGCGCTCCTTCTCTAGTGACTCGGATGCCTCCTTCTTGAACTTGGCAAGCTCACGGCGCTCGGTGAGGGCCTTGCGGAGGGCGGAGGCGTCGTCGTCCGACTCCTTTTTCAGGGCTGCAACTGCGGCCTCTTTTTCGGCCTCCACGGGGTCCGCACTAGACCGGAACTTGCCATCCCCGTCGCGGGGAACTAGGGGGTCCCTCTCGCGGTGCGCCTTGGCCTCTTTCGCGGCCTTCCTCCCCTCTTCCTTGGCCTCCGCCTCCAGGACCTTCTTGACAGCTGCCTTAGCAGCCACAAGTTCGTCTCCGTGGTCGGTGCCCTCGTGGGTCTCTCCCCCTGTCTCCTGCTCTACGGCCTGGCCGTTCAGGAAGGTCACATCACCAGAGCCGGTATCCACAGTCTCAGTCGCCATTGTTTTGTCCTGTTTTTCCACGTAAAGGAGCCAACCTTGCGGCCCCGTTTGTACGACAAGTCAGTAAATTTTTTCTTGAAGCCACACGAAAACCAGGCCCACCGTGAGGGGCCCATGCCTCTCAGCCCATCGGTGGCGGCATCATTCCAGCGGGAGGCACTTGCCCGCTCATTGCGGGAGTCCCGGGAGGAGGCGGCCCTTGCGGGGGAGGCATTGCGGGCTGAATTGGCTGCCCGGTGGCCGGGTCAAGTTGAGGCGGAGGAGGGGGCGGCAGCATCGGGTTTGTCGGTAGTCCCGTCATCGGGTCAATCGCCGGAGGAGCCGAGGGGTCAGGGGAGCCCAGGCCGTTCTTGAGCCCGATAGCGTCCTCAATGTACTGACCCAGCATGCCGACCTTCTCCATGTCCGCGTCATCCCGGATGCGGTACCAGTTGATGAAGGCCGAGGTGATGGGGACGATGAGGTCAAGGTTGTCGTACTGAAGGGGCGGGATGTACTTCCCCTTCTTCACCATGAAGTGCAGGTTCTTGAGGATAATCTCCTCATCCGACCCAAGGAAGTCCGTAGCCCCACCAACGTCTGGAACCTCCAGCATTCGTAGGTAGGTCTGCTTATCAATGGCCTTGTCCTGGTACAGCTTCTGGAACTGCTCCACCTTGCCCGCGAAGGTCTGGGGCATCTGGTTGGTGGGCATTACCGTGAGCTTCATCCGCTTGCGGTCCACCTTCACGTCTGCGAACTTCAGAAGCTCCACGGACGTCTTGCTGGAGCCGGGGGAGATGACGGTGATGTCCTTGCCCTCCTCCTCCAGGTCCGCAGCGTAGTCCATGGAAAGGTAAGCGAGGTCCTTGGCTGCCCGCTCAAGCTGCATGTGGGTCATGGCGTGACGAGCGGTGCCCGAGTCCAGAAGGCGCTCCAGGGCCGGCCCAGAGACCTCGCGCATGGCGGGTGGCAGCTGGTTCTGGGTGTCAAACTGGTTGACGCCCAAGAGGGACCGCATCTTGTCCGGGGCGCTAGCTCGCTCGGCATAGATTTCGGGGCTCATCGCAGAGGCGTTCCACTCCTGGATGGAGCCAGTGGGGCCATCAATCCTGAGGATGCCACCGGGAAGGTCGTCCAGGTGGTCCATGACCAGGTTGGCTCCGTTCATCAAGATGATGCGAGGCACCGCCATGATGTCCTGGGCCTCATCAATCTTGGCGTTCAGCTTGTCAAAGTTCTTCTGGGTAGCGGCCAGAATCTGCACCGCGGACTTGCCATAGAATCCGTCCAGCTGGTGCCCGAACCGCATGATGGTAAAGGGGAACCGTGCCCACTCAAACTCCTCGTCAACCAGGGTACAGCCCCTGACCCACACCACGTGTCGGCCACCCTTGCCACCCTTGCGTGCGGGCAGGTGCCACGCCTCTCGCAGGGTAATCATGGAGCACTTGACCTGGCTACCGATGGCCATGTCCATGTCATCGTTGGGTTTAACGTCCAGAATGCCAGAGCGTCGCTCCGCGGCCGTTCCGTAGAACCCACTGTCCTCGTCCGCGTACTCCTCGGCGAGGGCGTACATGTCCACGAAGTCCTTCTTGTACAGGTTCCGGGGCTTGCCCTGTCGTGCTTCCAGCCGGTCCACAAGAATCATCCTCGGGTCCACGCGAGTGTATTGGATGGTACAAAACCCATCCTCATCCTCAGTGTGTCCAACCTGAATGAAGCCCGTGCCGTATATGAAGATGTCCAGCCCAGCCCGGGGCATGGCGTCGTAGTACAGCTCCGCGGTCTCCTGAACGCCCTCAATCCAACGGCTGAAAGCCTTGGCTCGGGTCCACTCCTCGTAGTCGGCTTCGTTGCAGGCTACTCCGGGGACGATGACGTTCTTGAAGATTTGAGCGTGCAGGGTCTCAATGGTATTCGCCAGCTCGTTCTGGCTGACCGTGTCCGCCTGGCGAAGGATGGCAAAGGAGTCGTCGGTACCGAACATGTCGGGCTCGGCGCCGAAGAGCTTCGCGTACTCGCGGTACGCCTCGTAACGGCTGCTTTGGTCCAGCTCAAGCTGGTGGACCAGGGCATCCAGAATCTCGTGCGGCTTCCTCCCCAGCTCCTTGGCCTTCCACCACTCAGCTTCGGTGGGAAGGTCCTTTTGAGTCTTGCTGGAGGTCTTTGCCATGCCTCATGCAATAGCATGAACCGTGCCAAGTCACCAGTCTATGGGGTCGTACACCGGAAGCTTGGGGGGTAGCGGGTCGGGGTACTTCTTACAGTGCCCCTCCGCCAGCCGCAGGGCCCGATTGAAGATGGCCTTGGCCTCGTCCCGAAGCTCCAGGGCCCGCAGGATAAGCTCCTCGGCTTCCAGCATCTTGGCCTCTCCCACCTCGCCGTACACATCAAGCAGTACGAGAACGCCGAGCTGCGCCGTCTCCTGTTCGTCTCTGTTTTTTGACTCAGGTGACTTAGCGGGTGTGTTTTGCGAAGGTAACCCCATCGGCTCGCTTCCCCTTGTTTCGTGCCTTCATCTCGCGTTCGGCCTCCCGAAGCGATTTGCTCTGCTGCTTATCGTAGTAAGCACGAATACGAAGCTCAACCTCCTGATTGTATTCAGGGGTGTTCACTTCCAGGACCCTTTTCTCAGACTTCAACCTACCGTACGCCAGATGGTAGGTAGCGACCACCCATGCCGATACAAGGTCTCCATGCCCCATACCCGCCTTACGAGGCACCTTGATGCTGATTCCGCCACCTGGCGCCGGCTTGCCGGAAACCAGTTTCGCCTGCGCTACAAGTCTGTTGGAAAGGTCGGAGCGAGGGAGGACTATGAGTCCTTCGTGAAGAACGCTTCGGCAGCGGGCAAAGCTCTCCAGCTTGCCAGACATGCCCTCGGGCGCGTCTACCAGGGAAAGCCCGTGCTCTTTGAGGTGTTCCTTGACGGTCTCCCGATAGTAACTATCGGAGATGATGAAGCGACAACCGTAACGCTTTGCAACATCTGCGAATTTCGCTACGACGGCGCTGGGCTTGAGTGGGGAACCGGGCTTTGGGCGCATCTCCACCATTGCTACGGCATGGTACCTCCGTCCGTCGTATTGACTGATGACGAGCGTGGAGCTGTCCTTGACGAACCCGGGGTCCATGGCCGCGGCGGTGGGCCACAGGGGGTTGTAGGCACCGAAGATACATGAGGTGCCCCCGTCCTTCTCCATCGTGTAGGCGCCCTCCTGGAGGCTCCCAGCTAGGCTGGCGGCATCAAACCACCCCTCGCCTCCCACCCCGTCAAGCTCGCAGTCGTACTCCCTCCGGGCGTTGTCCGGGTCACGGATTCGTTCGGCCTCAACGTTAGCCACTACGTCCGGGTCATTGCCTCGCACCAGAAGGGTCGGGGCTTTGACCGCCAGGGCCGTCAGGGGCTTGCCCCAGTTGGCCTCGTGCATCGTTCCCAGCAGGTTCTCCACGGGCCAGGGCGTAGAGACCAGCATGCCCTTCCCGCCCTTCACGAGCCGAGGGGTTAGGGCGTTGAAGATGTCCTTGTCGCTGACCGCGTAGCCCTCACCGGAGGTGAAGAAGCAGCTCTCATCAAGCAGGAACGAAAGAATCGTTCTGCCTCGGACGGTGCTGCCTCCACGGCTGGCGGCGAAGGCCTCAATCTTGACCTGCTTGCCGTCCGGACGACGCAACGCAATGAGCTGCTTCTCATCTCCCACGACCAGCCGCTCAAGGGCGGGGTTGGAGCGAATCATCTCCCGAGCCATGGCAATGGATAGCTTCGCCGTGGGCAGGTCGGGGGCGATGGTGATGCAGTACGGGGTATCTCCGGGTCCCACCGAGAATGGCTGACACACAGCAACGTACACGCAGTACGCCGCACACAGTGTGGTCTTACCCGACCCTCGCCCAAGGAGCATGCACACGAAGCGCTTGGCGGAGTCGGGTACCTTCTCGGCGCCTCCCAGGATGACGCGAGCTAGTTCCAGCTCCTCACCTTCCAGGTCAGCAACCTCGTGGTCGCCGAACGCCACCTTTGCCAGCACCCGCTGGCCCACGGTCAGCTTGAGCTTTATAATCTCTTCCGCAAAACGCCAAAATGGCAGGACGGTGGGCTTCACCGTCATACCCTTAGCACATCACCAGTGGCAGCACTGGAACGGGTTGCCGTCCCCCGCGATGTATCCCCCAATGTTGGTACAAAGGATGGCGCACTCTCCGATTTGACCAACGGGGCAGTCAAAGCAGCTGGTGGGCGGGTCGGCCCAGTTATCAGCATCATGCCCAGCCTCTGCGTATAACTCCACCGGAGCTGAGTCGGGCGCGGTGACACCACCGTCGTGGTGGCCGCAATCGGCACTTACCTCAAGAATCTCCGCATGCCGGTCATGGACCACGCATCCAGACACGAGTAGTAGGGAGACAGCCGCGAAAGCGATGAGGTTCATGTCATGCAGAGTTGACACGAAACCTCAAATGTCAACCCGGGCCCCCGAGCTGGAGTTGAACCAGCGTTCCAGCGCGTCGCGCACTGTGTCCTGACCGCTAGACGACCAGGGGCATAGTGCCGTCCCTAGGAATTGAACCTAGCAAGCCATAAGGCCCCCGTGGTTTACAGCCACGTTACCCGCCATGGGTGTGAACGACCAGAGTCCCGTATTCTTACATCGCCCCGGGATTATGTAGGGCTGGTACCGCAGGTAGGAGTTGAACCTACAACACGTGGCTTCTAAGACCACTGCCTCTTCCAATTGGGCTACTGCGGCAAGCTCTGAGTACGACTGCCCATATAACGCTGGCAGTGTGATTTGCCGTCACCTCAGATACGCAGACAAATCAGACTAGGGCAGCCTTTAGCGCGTCCGTGGCCACCTTGATTTCCGAAACGGCCTTGTCCACCGCCGAGGTATCCGCGGGACTGGTCTGACCGGCCTTGAGGTGAGCGACCTGGGCGGCAACCGCGGTGACCTGGACCGATAGGTCAGAGACAGCTGCGAAGAGAGAATCCGTAGAAGCAGACATGGTGCGTACTTTCCTTGTGAGAGCCGCAACTGCGGCGATGAATACTGACAGCAGGGAGGCTAGCACGAGCCACGGTGTCACTGGTCATCCTTCATGTAATCGGTGAGCCACTCAGGCATCTTCCCCCCCGCATCATTCGTGTTGCCGGTTGATGGCCCCTGACCAAGGATAGTCTGTGACTGCACACGGTGGCTGTCAAGCATCTCGTTGGCTTTTGCCAGAAGCTCATCACTGTTGAGGGGACGAACTGCCTGGGCCTGGCGAGGCACGCCCTGAGCCGTGTTGGTCTTCATCATGCCCACGCGGTCGTCTGGGTGGCCCCGCTCCGCCGGTGGAGGCGTACTGAAGCTGGGCCCGGGTCCAGATAGGCTTGCGTGCTGGACCGAGGGTGCCTGCTGTTGCGGCTGAGCCACAAACCCCTTGCCCGTTTGTGGGTCAATGCGCTGGTTCTCGTCCAGACCAAGCAGCATGGCGTCGGGGCCGGGCATCAGGAGTGGCCTTGGGTAGATTGGGTGGGCATCGTTCTTTATAGCACTTCCTAGGCGATGCTGGTCTCAAACCAGATTGTGTTGTTGATGGCCTGGTGAATCTGCCTCCAGGCGCCCTCGTCGTCCTTAGACGTCATCCCGAAGGGGAACTGCATCTGTACGGTGCACTCCTCGTTGTGACACCAGACGCGGATATCCACGGTGTTGTCGGTGTACCCCTCAATGTTCACCCGGTCCACATCTCTGTGGCAGGTGCCACACACGGGCCATGTGGAGAGCTTGTTGTCGCCCTCCACACGGGGCACGTACAGGCCGTTGCGGTTCTCAAAGGCCCGCTCACGGATGCCCTGCTCCAGCGTCTTCTTTTTGGCGATGCCCATTACTTGTCCCAGGTGAGTTTTTGAACAGCCGCCTCAAGCTCGCGCTCCTGCGACTGCCAGTTTTTCTTGTGACGACGGTGCCAGCTTCGCACGATGGCCAGTGCCGCGTAAAGCACCTCCTCCTTGGCCGCCAGGCGGGTGCTCACGGGCTCTTCGTTAGCCACCGGCACCGTGTAACGCTCCGACTTTTGCGTCGCCCTTGTGCCGCTCTGGAAGGCCTCCACGAGCCTATCGGACGGGGGAGGGGGAGGCGTGCTCTTCAGGATGGCTGCCATCTCTTGATAGATGCGGTCGTTTGTGTCCAGGAGACGCTTCGCCTCATCAGCGTTGCTCTGGATGAGGGCCTCAAGGGCCAGCTGGGGCTCGGGCTTCAGACTCGGACTGTTCATTGGCGTATCCTCCGTCGGTTTTGCATCCGGACAGCTTGACCAGGAGGAATATGAGTCGTGCTTCGCTGGCCGCAAGTACCGCCAGTGCGTTTGGCAACCTCTGGTCACCGCCACCACCAGAGACGGTGCTGTCATCGGCGTAATCCATCCAGCCGCGCTTGCTTCGTAGAAGGCCTCGGATGTTTGCCGTAAGCTCGGTGTACTTCCTCATCCCTTGTCCATTTCCGGGTACTTCTTCACCACCGCCTTGACCAGGGCATGAATCTCGGTATCCAGCGCCTTACCGTGGCGGATGTAGGCCTTGGCCAGCTTCACTGCGGCCTTGTGAATCCTCTCCTCATGCAGAGTCATCGGAGTCTCCTTGCCTGAATCCAGATGCGGATGGTGTTGAGGATGTTCGTGAGGCCCCACCAACGGTACGTGTACAGGGCGTATCCCGCTTGCCGGCGTGCTTCCTGGAGGCGCCGGTTGTCCTCCATCTCCATCTCCACCCGGTCGTACGGCAAGATATCAGCCATCTCGTCAGAGTCGTACGCGTCCTGGTAGCGGGGGGCCACGTAGCCCGGAGGCGGCACCCGCCGCGTCACCGGAATCAGCTTAGGTAGCTCACTCATTCGGCTTCCTTGAACGTCAGGTGCTCAATTCCACCAGGCATCAGCCACTTCACCTGTCCAGGGAAGGAATCGTGGGTCACAACCACAACGTCCCCGTTCCAGTGAATGTGCAGGCCGGCCATGCTGGCGCTAATCTGGCTCCCGTGGAGGCCAAAAAACTGGACGTCTCTCAAGGTCCGAACGCTCACAAGCTCGGGACCCTTGTTCGCCGTGCCACTCTTCAGTTTCAAGTCACTCATTCGTCTTCTTTCTTCTGGATGATTATTCTGGTTCCGAACATGTCAACTGCGTCAACGTCTCCCGTCAATAGATTGTACATCGCCATGAGCAACTGGTCGGAAACCGTCTCAAGTCTCCGCTTCAACTGGCACCGTTCATCGTTCGTCATTTTGCCCTCAGCAGGTAGGGGTTCAAGCGCGCGTGTTGTGCGTACGGGAACGGACGAGCGTACTCTTTCAGAGGTCCGCACGCGTACTCAATCAGGCGGGTTGCCACACGAAGTCTACGCAGCTCAGGCACAACATAACAGTGCCAAAGCTGGCCATTACTTCCGCAGACCCATCCGTGGACGGTGAAACCTCCATCATCAGTGAGCACCCAACTATCGGCCCAACGTGATTCGGCGATGCCAGGTTCGTGCTTCGCGTACATCTCCTTGGAGATGCCGCTCCGTCGGGCCTGGGACTCGTAGGACTTGACCCAGGTGGAGATGATGAAGCTTCGGTGGGCATCAAGTGCCGGAACTATGAGCAGCGTCTCCAGTACGCTCCCTTCCTTCACCAGCTGAATTGTTGGCTGTGTTCCATCGCTGCAAAGCAGAGACAACACATTTTTCAAGGACACTGATTACCACCTCTTCGTACTTAGCGTTTGGGGAACGGCAGCTGTCGCAGCATGGGCGCTTGCTTGCCGTGTGGATGCCGGAGGCGGGATTGTCGCCGCACAGGACGCAGATTAGTTCCCTTCGGTGCAGGTAATTTAGGACCGAGACGGCGTCCGCGATTGATGTGATGTCCACCGTTCACCAGTACTTGCACGCGAAGTGAACGATGGCCCACGTCAAGAGAACGGTGGGCAGGACGGTGAAGAGAAGGAAAACGATAAGCGTCGTGATTGTCCCAAAGGGGCTGATTCTGTTCCGCAAGATTATCTCCACAGTTGTAGTTGGTGATTTCTGCCTGGACGTAGTGAACCGGGCAGTACCAGTTTCCGTCACCATGTTGTGTGCACGCTGGACCCTCGCCGCAATGGCATCGGGGCCACATGTGTCACTTTTTACCAGCGTTCGCCATGGCCTGACGGACCTTGTCCAAGTAACGCTGCTTCTCGTCATCGTTACTGAACCCACGCTCCTGCATAACCGGCTGGCGGACGGGACCCGGGTCGTCAATCTCACCGCCGTCACGAGGCTGCGTGTGCTTACGGGCAATCTCAATGGCCCTGGCGTTCTCCTCAATCTCTCGGTCCTGACCTGCCTGGCTGGCCGCGGGGCTGACCCTGGCCACGTAACCCTCTGCAAGGCCCCTCAGTCGGGCCCTGAAGCCCTCCGATAGGTGCTCCTTGCCGTACTGGGCTACCTTGCCTGCGGCCTCCATGGCGGGCTCTGGGTTGAGCGTATCGTGGATGCCTTGACGGATGCGGTTGTCCTGCTCATCGTTGCCCCGGTACTTGTCCAGGGAAGATGCGATGTCGCTGCCCGTGGGCGCCATCGGGGACTGGGTCATGTACCCGGAGCGCCTAGCCTTCTCCAGGTGCCGCTGCGTCCTGGCATCCGGAGACTCGTCCGCGGGGACGCTGTACTCCAGGTGACGCTTGAACCGGTCACCGGGTGACTCGTCGGAGTCCTGGACGTCACGGACGGGAACCTCCAGTGTCTGCTTGCGCTTGTACTCGGCGTAGTCTTCGGGGGTCTCGCCGTTCTTGTTACCGGGCATCGTCGTCTGGCTCCTCCCAGGACTGTACCATCGGGGGGACAGGAACGTCAGTCTCCCGGGCGAACCGCTCCTCGTTGGTCTTACGGCCCGGCTTGGCCAGCTCTTCCCCGTTTTCCTTGAGCATCCAGGGCATCCCGTCGGTAGCCATGGAGACTCGGCGCTTCAGGGTCCCCTCTCGCGAGGCAAGCTCGTAGGCGGCAAGCTCGTGCTGTCGGGCGCTGTCGGCGAGCTTACTGGCGTCCTTGAGCGTCTGGTTGTCTGGCTCCTCAGCAGTTGCCTCGTATAAAAATCTTGACGCGGCGAGTGCAAGAGCAGCCGAAGCCAAAAGAGCGCCGACGCCGGCTGAGACGTGTCCATGTAGCTGAGCTAGTTCCTTCATCCGCATCTTGCGGTACTTGTTGGCCTGATGTAGTGAAGCTGAATACCTTGGGTCACCAGCCTTCACCATGGCTGGGCTTAGTCCAAAGGCCGCCAGCTTCGTCTTCCTACCCTTACCTGCACCGTGAGCAAGTGTGGTCTCGGGGGCGGCTGGGTCGGACATCTCGCCGGGTCTGACCAGAATCTGAGGACCGACTCCGTTGCCACTGTTCTGGCTGAATCTGGCCCTTGGTTTCTGGTTACGCTTGGTCATATGTTGCATGTTAGTGATGCCCCACGACCGCGTCAAGGACCGTGCCAGTTGAGAAATATTTCCAGAATCGCACATGGGCCCCCATTGACAATGCGGCCCAGAATCCCAACAGTAAATAAGTAACCCGGTCCCCAATCACACGGTGGGGCCGTGCGAAGCACACCAGGCCCCAGGGAAGGGGCAGAATACTTCTGAAAGGATAGCTCCGTTCATGATGGTCTTTGGGGTACCCAATGAGTACAGCGCCAAGGTTGCCCAGTACGTAAGTGTTCGTAATCCAACAGCTTGCTGGAGCTGGACGGGGCACATGGACCAGTACGGTAAGCCGTCCTACAGGGCCATGTGTGGCGAGACCTGGCTCTACCTGACGCCAAGAATCGCCATGTACGAGGCCCAGTTTGGGTGCAACCTGTTGAAAGCAGTGGCCCTTTCGCCCAAGTGCCGGAACAAGCTCTGCTGCAACCCGGGGCACATGACCATGGTTGCGGCCAACGTCAGATTCGTTCGCAGTTTCGCCAACTTGCACAACAAGATTCAGATTGGCGGAGTCGCGGCGCCGCCCGACCCGGGATTCGCTAAGGTAAACGGCCCGGCCGACAAGGAGCCCGCCGATGTGGTTGGCTCCATGCTCCGACATGGAGCCAATGTGCATGATATCGCTTATGTTTCAGGCTGGGGCCTAGACAGCATCAGGCGAATGTCCGTACTCATCAAGCACGTCTGGCTCCCCGGTCAGCGTGACGCTAAGGTGGCCGCGTGAGCTACCGGAGACTCAAGGAACGAGTCATGAAGAGGCTGGTCGCGGACCTATACAAAATGATTAGGCGCCGCTCCAAGCGCACATTGGGCTGGCACGGGCTACTTACCCACAGGGTAATCTTTGACCGACACGTGGCAGAAGCTGAACAATACGGTCGGCACAATCTTGGCGACCATTCGGAGTGTAACCATTCGTAATGTTTACTGTTTGCATCATGCTCCTTTCCCTTTCCAGCCCTCTCCCTCGGGAGACTCGCTGTGTTGCGGCTGACGCCGCCTTCCTCCACCGGGCCCAGGTTACCTGTAGTGCCGCCCAGAAGGACCCCCTTGCCACCTGTGAGGCGTTACGAACCTCGGACGGGTCTATGTACCTGTTCGTTCACCGGAGCCTCTGATGACCCGCCTGGACATGCTGAGCCTGCAAATGCGGCGCTCCAGCAAGTTGAAGAACTTCATTTCGGATGACTGGCTGTTCTTCTGGCTACTGCACAAGCGTGAAACTCAAGTCTTTGAGGTAGCTTCCAGGAGCTACCTTCCCATGTGGGAGCGCTACCAGCTGGAGGAGGCGTACGCTAGGAACCTGAGCGAGAGGGCCTTGGAAGAAGGGGGTGCTAGGAACGACGCACCCGCGCGGACGCAAGCACCGTGTAGGTGCAAGGGCTGCACCGGCTCGCCGGGCTGGTAAAAAGACTGGCTTTGCCCAGGTCAGGTGTTACCTTGACACCAATGGGTACCAACGTTCAGCAGGACGCCGATTCGGCTCTTGCAAATATCGCCACTATTGCTGTCGCAACCTTCACCGTCGTCTCCCTCACGGGTACGACACGTAACCGCCTGGCTGTGTCTATCGCCGCAAACATCGGAACCAACAAGCAAATCAAGGATGAGTCGGGTGTCCTGATGTGCGTCCTCGTGGCCACGGGACTCCCCGCGGTCTGGTACACTGAGCCTGGCCTACAGCGCCTTGAGCTGGAGCGAGCTGCTTCTCCGGGTTACTGAAACTTCCTGGCATTACGCGGGTGTAATGGGTCCCTTCGGGGCAAAAATCATGCCACCCCAATGGGGGTAAGCGCCCCCGGGCCATAGCCCCCAGTCACGTTGGCATGGGGGCAGTAGCCCCTAGGCCCCAGCCCACACAGTGGGGGCAGCAGCCCCCTGGCACAGATAACGCCGAGCCCAGGAAACTAGGCTCGGCGTTTTTCGTGCCAAGGAAAAGCTGGCATGGTTCTTGCAGTGGCACGGTTCTTGCAGGGGTATGGTTTTTTGAGTGGCACGGTTGTTGCCCACCAAACAACGTGCCAACGTCCTAGGCAACGGGCATGCCAGAACACGGTGGCACCAATCTTTCCTTACAGTGCCAGCGTATACCGCGCCGCGTCACTGGTACAGGAATTGAGACTTCGCCACGATGCCCCAGGAACGCGCCGAGGGCTCCCCGCACCCTCTACCCTCGGACGCGCTGAAAACGATTCGCTGTAATATCAACGACTTAGCCGGGTAGGCGCGAGTAGGACAGCGGGCACTGGACGGTGTCGCGTTACCTACCCCGGACTACTGGACACGTAAGCAGTAGAGGCGCAGCTACCTGGAAGCCCCAAGGCGTGAGCGCTTGTCGTACTGTCCACTACTCTTGCCTACTGCCAGAACAGCCTCGGCCAAGGCGAGGGAGTGTGGACCAGAAGGTACGTTTATGTGGGTTCCGCCCGACTTGCCGGGCTCGTTGTGACCGATGACTACGTAAGAGGTGATGCCCATGTGACTCCTTAATGTGGCCTGCGGTGGCAGGCAAACCTACAGTGGTTGTAGATGTAACCTAGTCGTCCTGCTGCTCGGCCACTGCCCACGCGAGCCAAACGACGATGAGCACGATGGCTCCGATATGCGTCACGGCCACACCCTGTAGGACAGACATGCTTGAGCAAGCAGGCTGCACCGGTTGTGACGACCTAGCGTAAGGCGAATCCTGCTCCTGTAGTAGGACATGACCCTGGTGAGCCTACGCTTGTACACCCGGACCTTCATGCGTCCACCAGCTTTGCCGCTTCGCCGAACGCCCGGACGAAACGTTCCTGGGAGCCAAGCATCGCGCGCTGCAAGCGGGTCGCCTCGTTGCGACCCTCAGTGTGCGTTGTGTACCGCGTAACCGCACTGTAGGCGTGCCACACCGTACCGGGCACACCGTGGTCGTCCGCGCGCCAGTCGGCCTCAATAGCTTTGAGAACCTTGCCCTCGGCGCTCTGTACCTCAACCCCCTCGGGAGTGAACGCGAGCGGCGCTACCGCATCAACCGGCATCCCCATCGCGCGCCCGAAGTAGGCAAGAAGCTCCGGGCCACGCAACTGACGGCTACTGTCCGCCATCTGCTTCATTGTCGCATAGCGGTCCCCCATGCCCACGCGAAGGCTTCGGATTCGGTCCTCAAGAAGGTCCTCGTAACGCGTGATGATGCCCGAGCCATGCCGCACGCCGTCGCCCTGGACACGGGCAACCATGCCGGCCTGGTTCTTGCACCAGTAGTCAAAGTCTGCGAAAAAGCCGCGGTCAGCTCCGGCCGCGTCGTGGTTGACCACAAGCGTGAGCAGGGGCGAGATAATGCTACGCGGACCAACCTGGACGTCCAGCTCGGGGCAACGGAACTGAAGCGCGATGCGGCCACCACCATCCCAGACACTAACGGTGCTAGGCGTAGCGCTACCGTGCTTGACCAGCCCCCACATGTCGTTGACCGCCTTGATATGACTGTTGGGCCGGAACCGCGTGGAAGCGAAGGCCAGCGCCTTGTTCGTGAGAGGGTTCACCACCGCGCGAAACTTGTCAGCAAGGTAGGAGTCGTCGCCCTCAAGCTTGCTTGCGGAGCGAAGCTCGGGCTCCCAGTTGAGGCCGCACTTGAGTAGCAACTCCTCCGGGCTGGAGCACGTAGACACGTCGTAGCGGTTAGCAATCTTGCTCATTAGTGTGGACCTATTCAGGTTGATGTAGGACATAGGCTGACTCATCGGTAGGGGTAGCCGATCTCCCCTAGACCCCCAATGGCGGGGTTTCGTCGTTAGCTTTGACTCACGTGTCAGGGTATGCGGCTTCAATCTCTTCGCTACAGTTGTCGCACGTAAGCTCGCCCTCCCAATGAACGTGAGCGTCTAACTCGCTTAGCTCGTTCTCTTCTGCACACTTTTGACAATAGGCCTCATGGCCCTTGTGTACGTAGAACAGAGGGTAACATCCCACGCTAGTGTACTTGGGTAGCGTCATGAGTCTTCCCCGTAGCGGCGCATCTGCTCGCATGTGATTTCGTCAGAGTAATCGTTTGCGAAGGCCAGCTGCTCGGGAGTGTAGTCGGAGAAGTAGTCCGGGTCAGTGTCCCCGGGACGCATCGCCAGCAAGCCCAGGACGAGCGCCTTGGCCTCTTGGCTGTCCGTGCAGTGCCCGGAGGGCAGACCGCAGTAAGTGTCTCCTCGCTTGAACGGCGTGGCGCTGCGACGCTTTCCGTCCTCGGTCCAAAGTACCGTAGCCCGAACGTCTATGCGGCGGTGGTAGGGAGAGTTGCTATGGGCGTCATCCCAAGCCGTAACCGCGAGAGTCTTTCCGTCGCCGAGAAGGACGCGAAGGCGAAAGCAGACGTTCAGGTTCTCGTACATGTCAGTAATCCTCAAGTGTGTAGGGGTCCGGTCTGTCGTCCTCGCGGTTGTCGTAGTCCTCGCGAGCCTGCTCCGCCAGTGCACTCTCTGCCTCGTCGTACCAGCTGGACGGTAGACATTCGGGCACCGCTCGGGAGGTGGCGACGTCCCCGTCGGGCGCCGAGATAAGAACGTCGGTTATTGAGAAGCAAAAGCTATCTGCCCAACCGTAACCACACGGCTCACGGTGGGCTAGGCCACTCACCTCGTACCTATCGTCGTACATCGTTTCGCCGTCAGCCCAAGCCAGGTCAAGGATGCACCGTACGTGGATGCCGGTCACTTGCGGTCCTGGATATAGCCGTAAGGCTCGCGGGCAATCATGTGCAGGCAGTAGTGCTGCACCCAGTTGCGGGACAGAACGATGAGAGGAGAGCGGCCGTAGGTGTACATGTTCAGACCGCTCCGCTTTCTGCTGCTGCAATCATGTCTTCCACCGCACAAGACTCGCATATTCCGAAGTGTGCGCCGTGGCTCACGGCGCCAAGTGCGGGCGTTCCAGGGTAGGGATTCTCCGAATGCTTGTCGCACATGTCACACTCACCGGGGACGTAGGCAAACTGGTAGGTAACGACGCTAGTTTTGGAGCGGTGAATCATGCTCAGACCTCTTCCTTGGCGCGAGTGACCGTGTCCGAATGGGTCTCAATATGCCTGATGCGTACGAAGAATTTGGTCGCTCCTACCTGCTGCACTTCACACGTGCTGAGCGGGTCGCGGTCCAGTGCTGAGCAGGCGACCCTGATGTCTGATAGGTCTTTGGACGTAGCGCGGTAACAGGTCTCACTGTCGGCCGCAGGGCCCGTAAGGGAGAGAAACGAGAAGACGCAGACGGTGAGAATCATGTGGGCTGGCTCCGGTGTTGCGAGGGACTCTCCGTCACTCGTGATAAGAGGTAATGCAACACTGCTGCCAACGCTCAGAACCGTGCAAGTGTGCGGAATCAGTGGGCGCGGGCGAGGGGAGCGGTGTCCCGGATGACACGCGGTTTTACTGGAATCTGGATTACCGTAGCAACATCGGGCACTTGGCTTGTGTCCAGTTTGACACTGCTTGTGTCCAGCTGGACACCCTGCCCGGGAAAGGCTACCCAGGGCCGGTGGGGTATCGCGTAGCAATGTTCGTACCGTCACGAAGCGTGCCAACCGACGGAACGGTTCTTGCAGTGCGCACACGTCAGTGGTGCGCATCAGGGTGGAGTGGAGTGCGGTGCGGTGGTGCGCGCCGGTGTGCTCCGGCGACCAGTAAAGAATCTTGGTAGCCAAGCGCTCTAAAGGCAAATCGGGGCCGAAATTTCAGAGGGAAAATAAAACGGCCAAAAGCCCGGGAAATGGAAAATCCATCTTCCGGGCCTCAGGTTTTTGCAGGAGAAAGTGTCCGCCGAAACGGGCCCAAAGCGTAAGGCGTTCCTTAAAGGAAGCCGCAGATTTAGTGCCTCCCAGCGGAAGGCCTAGTTCAGGGAGCGGTCCCCTGTACCAGTCAGCAACAGAGCACCTTCCGCCTCCTGGGCGGGGATGAGGGACTGACACCTCTCTGCGTTCTTTTCGCACATCTCATTCACCAGCACGGCCGCCTGTTGTGCTGCCTTGATCTCGGTCTTGCTCTCGCACAAGCCGCCACAGTTGGCCTCGTACTCCCTGGAGATGCACTCACCCAGCTGCGCCAGACGGGCCGCCGCAACGATGGTGCCCAGCTTGTCGTTGTCTCCGGCCTTCTCCAGGAAGTCCTGGAAAAAAGCGTCAATGGTGGATGCCCAAAACTCCACGCGAAGCCGAGCGGCTTTTTCAAAGACAACACCCGGAGCTACGTCTTTTTTGTCCGCCACGTTCTACCCGCCTTTATGTCGTTGATTGTTTGACGAGGGATACCAAGCGCCCGACCAATCTCCACCGTGCTCAGCCCGGTAGAAAGCAGGTGCCTGATTCCACCAACGTCCGAAGCTGTCATCTTAGCTGTGTGGTGGGACTCTCCGCTGGTCTGACGACCCTTTGCCACCTTGTCAGCAACGTTGTCAGCGTTGGTACCAAGGAGCAAATGGCTTGGTTTGCAGCACGGCGGGTTGTCGCACTTGTGCATCACGTGCATCCCCGGAGGGATTGGCCCGTGTAGAAACTCGTACATGAGACGGTGGGCGTAAATCTGTATCCACCCACCTTCCCTGTTCACGTCAAGTCGGCCGTATCCGCTCCTAGTGATGCGACCGCCCCACTCAACGCAGTCACTTCTTTGGCTTCCAGCGGTGTCCATTTGGCCCATTGCTGAATTCTAAGTCGTCGGCAAGCACCTTGCCACCGTTTGCCAGATGCCTTTTGACCCTGGCGGAATGATAGTCAAGCTGGCGCTTGGCTGCCGTGACCCTGCTCATTACGTACCCCGCGTGCTGGGCAGATGTAAACTCTCCACCCATGGTGAACTTACGCGCCAGCTGCTTCGCCGGTAGAAGGCCTTCAGGAGATTCAGCCGCGTCGTCCACGATTGCTGAGATGCCAGGGCAGTAAGCCAGATGGTTGCAGTAAAGGTTGTGGCAGTGCGTGCCAGGCACCGGTTCAGTCCTGACGCCCACGTCCACGAGTTGCAGGTGCATGGCGATACGGTGCTGCTCAAGCTCCTCATTGGTCACCTCCCACTCGTGAGGTCGCACACCCTCACTGCCGGCGTAAAGCACCGCCAGGGTGACAGGCCGAAGTGACCCGTCTGGTGCCCTGTACTCTTCGCGAAGGCCAAGAGCCAGAGTGAGCAGCTGCTTGTCGGCACCTGTACCGCCTCCGGTCTTCCAGTCGGCCACCAGTAGTCGCCCCGACAGAAGTACGCCCACAACGTCACAGGTGCCAGGTAGGTAACCGGGCATCTTCGGGTACTTGCGGTCCCGCACCTCGGCGTCAACATGATGCAGTCCGTTGGCGAAGTTGAAGGCGACATAGACCTCACTTTCAATGAGGCTTAGCCGTGGCTCCAGGTGCTCCTCAGACCACGCGATGGCATCGTGCACCCAGTTGGCCACCTGGGGCTCACGGGGCTTCCAGAGGTCAATCTGGCGGCCCCAGCCAACCAGCTCAAGGTCCTGGATGTAGGGGCTCTTGGCACGCAAGTCCCTGTCTCGGTAGTAGGCATCCATGCCAGCGTGGAAGCTGGTCCCGTTGTCACGCTTGGTGGTATCGGCGAACGCGTCCTCGTATTCCTTCATGCCGATCGCGGCCCACCTCAGACAGGGGCTAAGGATGAGGGCCGACTTGCTCGCGCTGGCTCCCACCTAGTTCAGCGTGTTCATGAAGGTCACGAACACGCCCTCGCTGTTGAAGCTGCCCAGGTACTGCCAGCTGTCACCGTGCCAGACCTCGGTACCGGGCCATCCGTTGAGCTGCTCAATGGTCGTGCCTGGGTAAAGGACCTCAATCACCCGCTTCTTGTACCGCACGTTACGGCTTCTCGGGGCTGAGGGCGAACGGGTCGCTGGGAGGAGCAGACTCAGCCACAGTAGCGCGAGGCTTACCGCCTGCACCATTGCCCTCCCGCTGAGCGAGGCGTTCCACACTTTGCACATTGACTTCCACATTGACGCCCCCCTTGCCGCTCTGTCCACCGTCCCACTTGGTCAGGGTGACGTACCCGGTGACGCCCATGTACTCCCCGTCCGTGGGGAAGCATTCCGGCTTGAAGCTCACACAGCGCCAGTAGATGGTCTCCTTGACCTCCACCTTGTTCTTGTCCTTGTACTTCTGCTGCACCGCCACCTGGAAGCGGCAGTAGGGGCCCTGCGCGGACTCCTTAAGCTCAATCTTGCCAGCGAACCCGCGTCCCTCAATCGTCGCCATGTTACTTGGTTCCCTTCGTGGTCTTGGTGGTCTTCGTTTCGGTACGCGCCTGGATGTTCTCGTACATCTGCCTGAGCAGGCCGGCCTTGTGAGGTTCCGCCATGCCGCTGTTGCGGACCTCGGCGTAGAGCTTGCGGGCCTCCTCGTCGGTGGCTGTGTTCAGCTTGGTGAGCGCCTCTGCGAACGCTGCCGTGTAATCCACAGCAGGCAGAGAAGGACCAGGCTTGCCCGCAGCAGCGTTACCGTCGTCATCCTCACTCCCGATTCCTGCCACGGCCATGAGGCTGTAGCGCCGTGCGTAGGTGTAAGCGGAGCCCGCTGCCTGGGGGTTGTTGGGCTCCTTGATGCCCATGGAGAAACGCTCCTCAATGGACTGACCGGATGAGTGGGTGACGATGGTGCGGACGCCGATGCGGCCCTCACCGGCCTCGCACGGGAACTGGATGATGGCCAGGCCCTCAGAGGTAAAGGCCTCGCGGATGGTGGACCACACCTGGGCAAGGTCAGCGTACTTGCTCTTGAAGTGCGGGTTGTTGCTCAGCTTGGTGGCGTTCTCCACCTTGCCCTGAGCCCGTGCGAAAGCTGCTGCCAGGTCCTTGATGTTGTCGCTCATGCTCCATCCTCCCTTTGTCGTGTAGCTATCCAAGATAAAAGCCCTCAAGCATCTTGAAGGCCACCTCGTTCTCACCACTGCCAGAGAAGGATATGGTGGTGCCCTTCTTGCGGTGTACAGCCGTGAGCTTCACGCGACCGGGCTCCATCGGCTCCAAGTCCACGTCGTACCCATGGGCCGAAGCCACGAGACGAGCCACTTCCAGCGTAGGTGCTTCACAGCTCATCCTCCCTTTGTCCAGTTCAACGGTGACTCGCACATCTTCTCCCATGTGTTACTCCCCAGGCACTCAGCCACTGCGTCCTTGGCATCCTGCACGCTTCGGACCACGAAGTACTTACCCCCCATCTTGGTCAGCCCCGCCGCGTACTTGACCTGCTCAGGCCTTAGCTTGCCCTTCGCTGACTTGACCTCAAGACCCACGAAAGTGCCGTGAGTTGGAAGTACCAGGCTAATGTCAGCACACCCAAGCGGACCCAGATTGATGTGGCGACCGTGCAGGAACAGACTGCCAGAATTGCTGCGCCAATGTAGAAGGCCGGTGCTGCGCAGCCACGCCAGAATCTCCGCCTGAATGAAAGCCTCTTTGACGCTGCCGTCCTTGAGGTACTTACCCCTGGGCTTCTTGGTCCCCGCCTTCTGTCTTGCACTCTTGACCTTACGCCTGGTTTTCAACGTACACGCCGTGCTTGGCCAAGAAGGCCCGCAGGCTATCCTCCAGCGTGTCCAGAAGTACTGCGGCTGCCATGCTGGGCAGGTCGCGGGCATCCCTGAGCACGACAACCATGCACCTCGCCTCCTCCACCGTCAGGTCAACGCTGATTGCCGCAAACTCCTGCGAACGCTTGACCGTCTTCTTGAACGTGAATTCGTGCGTTCTCATTTGACACCATTCTTCTTGTTGAATGCTTTGAGCATTGCCCTGGTCACGGGTCCAAGGTTCGGCTGTGGACCGGTTAGGTTGCGACCGTCTCTTACGGCCATAATCCACAAATGCAGGTGGATCGCCTCGGAAACGGTCATCTCAATGGTGAGAACAACTTTCGCGTCAATCTTCGCTTTTGCCATCGGGGTAGCTCCTGCTTAGTTCTCGGTTCAGATACCAGATTGCCTTCTCAAGGTCCTGGCGATGCTTGCCCTTGAGTGAGCTACGCCAGATGTACTTTATGGCGTTACCCAGGTTGAAGTTCATGTGCTCGGTAATGGTGATGCACTCCACGCCCGACGGATGGGCGGTGTAGTGCTCAGGCTTGTTGACCTCGCTCATGCGGCCTCCAGAAGGTATAGAAAGCGCCCACCGGGTATACTCTTGTGCACCTTTACCGGTACACCGTGGATGCGAAGCTCTGGCATTACATCCAGGTCTTGGTGAGGGGATGCCAGGTTAGCCGCCAGGAGTCCAGCTTCCCCATCGGGCCCCAGATACATCGCCCTGACCTTGCAGCCGCCCCTAGCCGCACTGCTGATGTCTCGCTCTACCTGGTCAATGAACTGTCCTAGGCCGCTCAAGATGGCTCCACAATCTCACCGGGAGGCGGCTTGGGCGGGTCCACGTCGGAGAAGTGAACCGTCTTCGGGTTGAACTTGATGTGCACCGTTCCCGTGGGCCCAGCTCGCTGCTTACGGATGATTAGCTCCGTAATCTCAGGGCTTGTGGAGGGGTTGTACTGGTGCTCTCGGTACAGGAAGCCAATCATGTCGGCGTCCTGCTCAATGCTTCCAGACTCGCGAATGTCCGAGAGCATGGGACGCTTGTCCTCGCGAAACTCGCACTGCCGGTTGAGTTGGGACAGAGCGATAACAGCTGCATCCATCTCCTTGGAGAGAATCTTCGTCTGGCGGCTGCATGCAGACACCGACTGTTGCCGCCCCTCAGTGCCCTGGTCCGACAGGAGCTGCAAGTAGTCAATGAGTACCAGGCCGACCTTCTTGCCTTCTTTCTTCGCGCGTTTCTTCGCAGCGCGGCAGCGCTTGAGGATGTCATCCATTGAAAAACAATTGTCGTAGACCCACCATAGACCCCTAGGTACCGTTCCGGCCGCCCCAACAACTCTAGCCAGCTCGGCATCTGAAACATCGCGAGCGGCCATGACTTTGCGCAGGTTGACCATGCTCCGGAAGGCCAGCTCCCGCTCTCCAATCTCGTCACTTCCCATCTCCAGGTTGAAGTCACAGACCACGTAGCCCTGCTCCATGACCGAACGACGGATGGTGTCCTTCATGGCCGTCTTGCCCATGCCCGGGCGTGCCGCGATTACGTACATCTTCTTGGGCCGCAGCCCGATGATGGCCTGGTCCAGGGCCTTGATGCCGGTGCTAATCTCCGGTGGTCCCTCACCCTTTAGCCGCTCCATGAAGCTTCTGACGCAGTTGTCCATAACCTCCGAACCGTCAGGCTCTCCGCCTGGGTCGTTGGAGATGTCGTCGTCGTCCTCGGAGCAGTAATTGTCCAGCTCTTCCATTACATGGACCTAATTTCTACGAACCGACGGATATGTGTGGCCACCGCCAGGGCGGAGGCATCCTTCGTAAGACCGCTATCTCCGGGGTGATCTCCGGGGATAAATAGGAAGTTAGTGGCTTTTGGACTAAGGCCAAACAGGGCAAATGAAACATCTCTGTAGCTCGCTCTAACTTCGTTTTTAACGAACTGCCAACCTCCTCCAGTTTTCCATTTGTTAAACGACTCCTCTTCAAGAGATATGCCGGCCTTCTTTGAGAAGTCCATGGACAAAACTGCCCACCCAAGCGCGCATGCGACTGTTCCGCACGCGGCCTCTCTACCAAAGATAGAGTAGTCAAACTGCTCCATCTTGAGGGTGCAAAGAAAGCTAGCAAGCTCCAGCAGGCGCTTGTTACCGGTGGGAGCGCGCACTCTGCGAGCGGTCACTTGGAAACCTTGCCGCCTTTGATGTGACGGCGCTTGGCGTTCTTGATGGCCAGGTCAAAAGCCTGAAGAACCCTCTCATGTGAGCAAGCGGTGTCGTTCAATTCCATAATTTCCTCACCCTTACCAAATAGACGCTCGCAAGCAGTGTTGAGGTATTCGTAAGCGGTACCGAATACGCGGCGCTGAGATGCGGTGGCAGTAACGAGATTCGGGTTATTTACGTCCGCAGACAGGTGGGAGCGCTTCAGTACCCATGCGCTATGTGCCGGGGCGAGCCTGCCGGTGGAGGTGTCTGCATCGCACCCGATGGCGCCAATGATGGCCCCGACGGAACAGAAGCACGAAGCGTTACTGAGCTTGAGCGTATCTTGACCTTGGGGGGTAGCGAAGATGCTGCCCTTGATGCGACCACTGAGTGGAAACTTGGGCGCCGAACCGTCCGCCGGTCGGGCATCCTTGGAGATGAGGGCACGTGCCGCGACGAGTACCTGATGAGCGTTCATGGTGTCTCTTTCTGCGGCCCGCTGTCTGCGGCCCGGCTGTACTGAGTCTGTGTGCACCGTGACAGAAACGCGCAAGGGTCCTTGCCAAACAAAGTTTCAGTGCAAGAGTGTCACGCCATGAGCAACGAAGAACCGCAGCACACCATCAAGGCATCCACCGAACGCAAGCCTAACCCCTGGAACGTAAGGGCTCAGCTCGGTTCACCGACTGCTATGCGCGCTTACGATGCGTATCTAACTGAGCACAAACGACGACTTAGGCAGCTGGAGAAGGAAGCCCGGGGCGAGATGAGCCCCTCTGGCGACTGGTACCGATAGATGTCCAAGACAAACTTCATCAGTGAAAGCTTCAAGCAGAGGGCTGACAGCAGCGCCTTCTTTGAGGCCTGGGTTGGGGCAATGTTGTCACGGTCAGGTTTGACCACTGTTCACCACCCGTTCACGCTGGCCGGGGAGACGGGTAATCCACTGTCGTTCTATGCGCACAGCTGGGACCTTGATGTGGGGGTCGTGGACGAGGGTTTCCGGGCTGACGTGTTCACCGCGGTGGAGGTCAAGAGCGTCAACCTGAAGTTCTCCGACCATCCAAACGACTACCCTCACCTGGGCGTCCTGGTGTGCAGCGACCGCAGCTTTACCAAGAAATGGCCTGGCGCGGTCACGACGCAGCGCGACTTCCTCATGGTGTCCAGGGTCACCGGGGCCATCATCTGGCTACCCAAGGGCTCCCCTACCATCGTCAAGGAGCAGAAGGACAAGACCCGAAATGAGACCTACGCCTGCCGGGCCACACACAAGTCGTGCCTCAGGAGCTTCTCCGAATTCGTCGGTAACATCAAAGGTGAGCCTTGGGACAAGTGAAGAAGCCGTCGGCAGCTGACCGTACTATCAGCATGTTTTCTCCCGTTAACCTTAAAGGACTGTTCGGGGCTCCTGTGCCGGTTCAGGAGCTTCCCGTTGTGCCCGAAGCAGAAGAGACCAAGGAGAGGGTGCCCCTTGAGCAGGACGTGGACAACCTTCGCGAAAAGGCCTTCAGGGGCCAGGAGTGGACCACGGCGGCCTTTGGTATCCCCGACGCCGATGGCAACCAGTATCGCTGCTCTCTCATGGGAGGGCACTACTACCTAGAGACCCTGGCTAAGCAGGGCTCCAAACCCGCCTACGGCTACGTGGGCTTGATGGTTCACGAAAGGGACCTCTATGCAGTCACCCAGGTTCTGGTTCAGGCCGTTCGCGACAAGCAGAAGAAGGAATCCACCGGTGCAAAGTGACCTTAGCTTTGAGCAGTACTCGGCATGGTGTAGGAGCCGATACCCGGCCATTGACCCTGGCGAAGGTCCCGTCAGTACGGCCAACACGGTCCTTGCGGACCTAGCCGACTCGTGCCCGGTGACCGTACGCAGCCGTGGAGACGGGGTAATGGTGACCCCGGTACCCAGGGGCTTGCGCTGAGTAAATCTGTACTTACTACTGAAAAAGGAGTCACAAATGAAGAACGAGAAGAGTGTTGAGCAGGTACTGACTCAGGCCCGGGATTCGCTCACTGCGGAAAACTGGAGCAAGGGGGACTATTTTAGTCAGCGCGATGGAAACATCTGCATGTGTGCACACGGGGCCGTTCAGGCAATCATCAACGACGAAGTAATCTCGGCTCTGAATAATTTCACCTCCGCGACCCGCGCCGCCAGATTGGCCACAGACAGTGTTCCTTCCGAAGCGGTATATTCGGCCGTGAGCGGCAGAGAGGATGCCTACGACGTCGCCACCGCCGTTGCCGCCGCGCGCGTCGCCGCCGGCGTCGGTCCCGCCGGCGTCGTTGCCTCCGCCTGCGCCTCCGCCCGCGCCAGCGCCTGCGCCGCCACCGCCGGTGCCGTTGCCGCCGCCGCCGTCACTGAAGCTGCCGACGTCGCCGCCTCCGCCGCCTCCGCCTCCTCCGCCGTCGCCTGCGCCGCCGCGGCCGAGGACGCCGCCGCCGAGCAAGCCGCCGCCGTTGACGAGGCAGCCGACGTTGCCCTCCGTGAGGCCGCCGAAATCCACCGCGTCGCGGCGGTGGCCTGGGCGGAGCACGCCGACGGAATCGCGGCCGCCGGCGCCGCTGCCGCCGCTGCCGCTGCCGAGTCCGCCGCTGGCGAGGCTATCATGGTTGCCGCCGAGGCCGCCGATGCCGGCGCCGGCGCCGTCGCACCCGCCCAGGTCGCGCGCGCCGCCAGCGAGGCTGCCCACGAGGCTGCCCACTCCTCACTATTTGCCGCTAGTGTTGACGACTGGTCGTTTGTTGCCAAAAGGGGCAGTTGGACCAAGGGCCTAGAGGCCCATTACGTAATGGGCCTCGCCGGTCTACTGGCTTCGTTCAACGACGCCCAAAAGACGACCCTGGAGGAGGTGAAGGCAAAGTTTGACGAAGCCATTGCGCTGATTCCACTCATCAAGGAGTACCTGTGACAAGCATCAAGGTGGTTCCGACCGGAAGCGTGGTCGTGGACTCTCTTCCGTTCAGCGGCGCTGGGACCCTGGACCAAGCAGACCGACTGGAGTGCTGTGGCGTAAGCGCCGTGGTAGGTTACCTGGGCGTTATGAACACGGATAGGCTCCGCTACGTCCTGGACGGCGGTCTTGGATTCATGCCGGTTACCCTGGCCGGTGAGTACGAAGATGGCGCACAGGACGAACTGTCGCAGCTGCGTGCCCTTGGCATCCCTGCCGGGGTAACCGTTTGGCTGGACTTGGAGGGCATGAAGGCCTGGAAGGATGACCCGGTCCAGCTGTGCGCCAAGATTGACGCCTGGGCTGCACCCATTGCAGACGCGGGCTACGTCGCCGGCCTATATTGCGGCGTACCCCAGCCCCTCACCAGCAAGGAGCTTGGTGACCGCCCGCGCATCACGCGTTACTGGGCTGGACAGGGCCGCCAGGTAGACCGCTTCGGGAACCTATCGGAGCCCACCGTGGGATACTGCATGCGGCAGTTTTTCCCCTCCGTCACCTGGTGCGGCGTCCTTGTGGACGCCAACATGACTGGTCAGGATTACCGGGGTCGCTTGCCTACGATGTTAGTGTAGGGATTAGGTACCAGACAGCACCCTGGCCGCAGCCACAGCATCCGCAACCTCATTGGCCCGCCTTGCCTCATCATCACTGATGGCTTTGCGGGCTTCTTCGTGCTTGCCACCCAGAAGGCCAAGTAGAAGCGCCACGGCCCCCTGAATCAGCTCTGCGGTAATCATCGGTCAGCTCCTGCGTCACGGTACGCACCAACGCCGTACTTCTGGTCAACCTTGCCACGACAACGCATGTCACTGTCTCTGTCGTAGACGCTCGGGTAACCGGCTGTTGCTGCGCAGGCGATAATCTCCGTGGCGTAGTTGTGGGCGGGGTCGCTCAGGCTGTCCTTTACGTCCTGACAGCCAGAGGAGCAGTGGGCTAGACCGCAAAGGCCAACGAACACTGCCAGGCAAACCAGCATGTCTCGGCCGGTGTCGTGGAGGGACTTGATAGAGACGCGAACGTGAGTCATGCGGGGTCTTTCTTGATGGGCGACGGAACTAGGATGAGGAGAAGATACTGAAGCTTGTCAGCCTCAACCTTACCGAGTCCCACCAGCACACACATAGAGATGAAAACGATGCAGAAAATTAGGGACTGGGAAAGGTCTAGGGACAGGGACTTGGTCGGGTCGGTCACGGTGGTGTTACTCGCACGGCAGGATGAGTGAATTGGGGGGGCAGTTGTTTACGTTACAGAACTCCACCAGGTCGGGCTTCTTGAGGCAGGTGACCCTACCCGCAACCACAGACTCGTACATGATGGCATGCCTCTGAGGCACGTGAGAAAGGCCAAGGGTGTGGCCGAACTCATGAAGGAAGACCTGGATGCGTCGGTTCTGGTTGGTGAGCCTGTCTACCACGAAGGCGCCGTGAACGGGCCTATGGGCCGAATTGTGGATTCCCCCCTCAGTCATCCAGCCGAGCACGCACTCCTTACAGCCGCTTTCCAGGTCCGCAGATTCTACGGAATGCATGCCTCCAGTCAGCCTGACCACCGTGTGATGGTCCATGAACACGTGCTCACGAAGGCCGATGAGGTCATTGAAGTCCAGGTCATAGATGAGCCAGATGGCGGCCAGGCCAGAGGTCTGTCGGCTCCAGATGCCAACGGCCGTTGCCAGGTCCTCCCGCTCTTCGGGGGTGAAGTCCACGTCCATGTGCATCGTTGCCGATGCCGGCTTCAGGTCGTCGGCGTCAGGAACCATGGCCGAAAGGGCCGTGTGCGCCGTGGGCTGTCGGTAGCTGTGGGCCGGTGCGCAGGCCACCAGCGTCACAATCAGGGCCACCAGGACTCCGGGGAGTCTCACGCGCGGCTCCGCTCGCAGATGGCTCCCACGCGACGCCACTTGATAGCACCTACGCCACCGGGGCTAATGTGGTCCAGGAACAGGTCCTTGGTGGGGTCCACATAGAACCTACGGGGTAGCCCCACGGAAAGAACCGCACCGTTATTGGCCGTAGTACCTACTAGGGCCGTGAGGCAGAAGCGGACGTAGACGGCGAAGCCCACGGCCTCTAGCTCAATCCAGCACTTGCCCTGGGGCGTCTTGAGGCCACCGGCATCAACGGGGTATCCAGCCCAGATGTCGCTGCTGGTAGCAGCGATCGCAGTGGCCGCAGAGAACAACTGAAGGGTGGTGTCCGTGGTTGCAGGCCGAGGAGGCTGGTTCTGCGCCTGTGCGTTCGCGTCGTTCGTGTTGCTCATGAAATGGCCTGCTGCATTGGTGTCTGGTAGGAGGAGATGTCGGTCTGGGGAGGAGGCGGTGCGTTCTGGTCGGGGGGCGGAGCCTTGTTGGCCGCTAGACCCTTCTGAACCTCATCAACGAAAGAGGGCTCAAGCGTGGAGTCCACGGGGAAGTTCAATACCGTGCCCAGGAGCGCAATCTTGTCAGCGGGTACGAACTTGCCCTCATTACGGTACTCTACCACCTCCTGCGCTACCCGCATATTCAGGTCGGCGGCTGCGGCCGGGAACACGTTCTGAAACGTAGCAACCGCGTCCCTGGAGATATCACCCCTAACCAGACCGCCAATAATGGCGTCCATGGGCATCGTGAGGGCATGAATCTGCCGAATGAACCTGTTGCCCTTGGTATCCAGGCCCATCGCCTCGGGAGCCTTACCCAGCTTGCCGGCACGGTGAGCGTCCAGGTCCTTCTTGGGCTTGTTATGGTTTACGAAGGCAACCGCGCGGCCGTACGTTTCGGCCATGGCCTGGGCCATCTCGGGGTGCCCCTGCTGTGCCAACGCCTCGGTGGTCTCCCGGACCTTGGCCTGGTGCGAAGCAGACGTAAGCTCGTCTGCCAGTTGTAGGGACTTCTGGTAGCTAGCCATGGTGTAGGAGGGCTTGCTGGCGTTGGCCTCCGCGTGCTCGCCTCGTGCCACAGCTGTTCCGCTGCGCAGGAAGCCGCGGACGCCCTGCGTCATCCGCTGGCCCATGTTGACGGTAGCGTGGTTCGCTTGGGCTCCCAGAGCCGAACGGAAGGCGGCTTCCGCCATAGGCGCCGCTAGTCCCTGCTTCACA